TGTGTTTTCTAACACCAGTATCTCCAAAACTTAAATCAGGACTTCTGTATCTTGCTAATATTGCCGTACCATCAAAAGTGTTACCTTCTTCTTGTCTGTGAACAAATCCTGAAAAGTCACCATGTATAACTCTTACATCTCCATCAACAACTAGGGCATCTGTAGCTGCAGGTTTTATTCCACGTATCTCAGAAAACTCAAACTTATCTGCTCTTCTAACACAAACAATTCCTCTAGTTAAGTTTTCACCTTGCCCTGCTTTTGAAAAAAATATTCTATACTGTGTTTTATCTGGTATAACCACACTGTCAAAAACTGTAGAGTCTTTAATGTTAGCATCAAATATAGATTGCACATTTTGTGTAATAGCACCAAGAGCCGTATCACCAATTCTTGCAGTAGCAGCAACAGTTCTGAGTCCATCAGGACCAAGAAATAACAGATCACCTGCAAATTCCTGTATAGTATCTCTATTTACACAACCAATATCTCTGGTGACTGGTTGTATTGCAAAGTCACTGACAGTAGATCCTGTCATTTTAAATATTCTATTTTCACAGAATATAAATAAAGAATCCCTAAATACTTTTAATCCAACAATGTTATCATCTACTTTGATAGTTCCTGCACCATCACCTGATTGAAAACCATCCTCATCAAAAGGTTCACTAAATACTAATGTTTGTGGTGTGCTAGACTTACCTGCATAAAACATATGTTCTTTAAAAGCTACTACTATTGTAGAACCTGCTACAGAACTGTCACTAACATCTGTTGCTGATAAAGAAGAATTAAATATAGTTGGGGCATTTGTGCCATCTACAATTATAATTTTTTCGTTACCATCAAAGTTGTATCTCTCAAAACTATATTTACCTGCACTTGTTCTACCAGTATCTCTTTCAGTCCAAGACTCTGATACTACATTATCAATAGCATGGTTAGCAGCAGTTGTACCAGTTGCAGCACGAGTTACGCCTGTAAAACTAGTAGAGGTAACACCAGTATAAGTAAACAACTCATCGTTAATCTGTATTGTTCCACTAGAAGAAAAGCCCGTTGTAGAGTCCACAGATATAGTTCCAGAACCTGTCATGCTTGTAGTAGAAACAATTTTAACTGAAAGCTCAGTAGATGCAGAACTAAATATTTTTTCACCTCTAGCTGCCAATACTTTGTCTGCAAAGTTAGCAACCATAAGTATTTTTTCACCAGAGTCAGAAGTTTGAGGTACTTGTTGATTTACATATTTACGAAAACCATTTATTCTTCTGTACCCACCTTCAATATCAGGCTCAAAATTTTCTAATTCTAATGCTTCTCCTGGTTGCATTAAAAACGTAGAACGATTTAAAACTAAGCCACCCTCACAATTAAATGCTGCAGGTTGTGCTTGAGATAGATCTGGCATTATGAAACAACTCCACCCATAAAGTTAGCAGAACCTCTAGGAGCAATAATAACTGTAGATCGTACATACTCATATTTGTTAATAAGTAAGCTTTGCATATTTTTAATACCTTGTTCAAATCTTGCAAAGTTTAATTGATATTGTTGTGTTTCACCTCTATATTGATAAACAAAAGCAGCAGCACCGTCTACAATTACAGGTGCAAATCTGTCTGGAATACTTGTAGTATCACCATGTGCCGACAAATCAGATGTAAATGTAAAGTAGTCAAAGATAAGTGTGTATTGTTTATCTGGGTAAGGGTATAGTAAGTAATTATTATCTGGTGTTCTAACTATATTTCTAGGAATACCACCACCATCAAACTGTGTTACTGTAGTACCATTCGCTATTGCTGCTGCTGTAGTACTATTTGCACCTCTAGTACATCCTGTAAAATCATTACCTGATATACCTGTATAAGTTATTTGCTCTCCACCTATATGTAAAGTTCCTGTTGAACTAAAGTCTGTTGTAGATGCAACAGTTATTGTTGTTACAGATGCAGATAATCCATCTGCTGCATTAATGGTTGTTGATGCAACATCGTCTTCTTCATTAGGATAACCTTTTTGTATATATTCATTATAATTAAGAATTACTAAATTATTTCCTGCTGCACTAACATCACTATCTTTTTTAATTCTAGCAGTAGCATAGTCAATTGATTTAGCATCTGTAGGTGCAGTATATCTACATACACCTGAAGTTAATGTAGATGTATTCTGTGCATGATTAAAAGAATAACCAAACTCTCTTTGATTTATATAACGTATAGCTTCATTAACAGCATTTTGACACTGTACTTGAACACCTCTAGCATTAGCAAAAGTAGTAGAAGTAAGAGTTACTTCATTCATTCGTGTAATTACATCGTTAGTTAATGAGAGAAATGTCAAAGCCATAATATTTCCTTAAATGTAATAAAGGGGCCACTATTTTATTAGCAGCCCCTAAAGTTTATGCTAGTAGATCACGATCTACTTCAGTTGGTGCTACACGTCCTCTGACACCTGTGTCAATGCAACATGCAATAACACGTAAGATACCAGATGTAACATCTGCAGAACCTGCAATTAACTTAACGTCAATTGTATCTGTAGTTGTTACGTGTGCTGTAAACGTATCTGCTGCTGCAGTGTTTACCACCATAGTTTGACCATTTGTTCCACCTGCTAGAAAACCTGTAGAACTAACGTCACCACCATCAACAATGTCATCACCTGCTGCAAAATCAATATCTACAGTTGGAGATGATCCGTTAAAAGCAGTCTCAACTTCAGCACCTGCAAACAATACCATAGTATTAGCAGGAATTTCTAGAAGTTGAAAGATATCCCCATCTGCACAGGAATATCCGTCTTCAACCATTTTAGCAATGTCAAGACGTGCTTCACGCATGTACATTCCCATTGCTTGATGGCGTGAGGTTGCTGCTGCGATGCTATTAGAATCTACACCAACAGTAGCTTTTGAGGTCATGTCATAAGTAGCCATAATTTAATCCCCCCTTACGCTGCGTTATATTTGGCAGTTGTGATTGCTTCTGGACGAAGAATCTTTCTACCGTATAGATGCATACCACGAACAATGTCAGCAAAGCTGTCAGGGTCACGATATGTTTCTGTCTTATTAATCTGCTCTGCAGTTGCAACAGCAGATTCGTGTCCTGCAACAATCACACCAAAGTTTGAGTTTTGGTTTGCAGAACCTGAAGTTCCTGAACCTGTACCTACATGAGGAAGGTTTGAAGAAACATACATTCTGAAACCATGCATATTGTTTAGCACTAGACCATTGCGTAAAGCACCTGATTCACCGTAATCTGCATTTAAGTATCGAGAATCCTCATCTGCTAAGATTTCCATGAATACTGGATCTACTACTAGCCATCTACCTTGTGAATCAACTTGCTGTTGGTCCAACAAACGTTTCATACGATTTATAACCATCGCAGGGGAAACAGTTGCTGTTGGTAAAGCAGTTGCACCTGGTAGACGTGCTGCTACAGGAATTGAATGATCTCCTGCAGAACTTGTTGTAATGTTACCAAAGTCACCTTTCTTCAATTTCATTGAAGTAAGAAGCTCGTCTGAACCTGCGCTTGCTACAGCTTTTGTACCATTTACTTGGTCATTTACTGTATCAGCATCAGTGTGTAATGCAGACTGTTTAAACCCTGATAAATAACCAAGTACTTCTTGGTCATATTGATCAGATAGACGATATGCAGCACGATTGCTTGCAAGGTCCATAAAATTTACATGACTATGTGCTTCTTCTATATCGTCCATTTTAAAAGCATAATAATTTGCTTTATCAATAACGAGTGAAAAATCCTCATCGTCAAGGTCTTGTGCATTAACCTGTGTTCCACGAGCATACTCGCTCACAGAAATTTCTGGTTCTTTGATAATTTTCACTGTATCACCTTGGGCAGAAATCTCCCCAAAATAATCAGAGTTAGTTATGTCTCCTACTACGGTAGCTTTGCGAAATGCAAGTTGTACCTGTTTGGAGTAGATTACTGGCGAGAAATTACCATTAGGTAAATTGCCGTAACCTGCTGCTGATTGAAAAGCCATAATAGTTCCTCCTATAAAGTTTAGGCTTAATTGTAAGCTAAACATTATCACATAGAGGCTGTACATTTTCTAGGGTGCATATTACTATCAGTTGGCCTACTGATAATTTTATGGGCCTATACTTGAACAGGTAGGTCTTACGTATTGTTTAGTCTATCTTATAGTGTATTACATTACTAGGTAGGCATATCTCTACAATGCGGCTAGTAATAATCATACCTTAGTTATACCATATTATTTTTATTTGTCAATGGTATATTATCGTGCAGAACCAGACATATCATAAATAAATTTTCCAGTTCTTATAGCTTCCATAATTTTATCGGAA